CAATCATGCAAGTCATATTGAGTGATAATCTCACCCTTTGGAGTTCTCATAAAACATCCAAATTCATAAGGATCTTCATCAAAAAGAATTACACCTGAAGCATGACTACTACGTTTATTTATAAGTCCAACAATACCAAAAATAATATCAAGAAGTCCTGGATATAAATTTACTTCTTTTACAAATACATGAACAGGTTCTCTTCCTTTATCTTTATTACCATTGATTACATCTTCAAGCGGCCAGAGGAATCCTCGCTCAGACGGGATTAATGATGCTATATACTGAGCTTCATCATTATCAATACCGTCTGGATAATTTTCACTTCTATATCCGCGGCAAGCCGTAAGAACTGCGGACTTCGTCTGTTCTGTACCATATGTTGCTATTAATGTACAACCTAAATTCTTTCGAGAAAGCTCGTCTATATCAGGATTGAACCGGCTGCCGCGCTCTTCTTTTATCTTCTTTACTATTGTGCCTTTTTTAGATGGACATATATCTATATCAATATCCTTTATTTATTGGACTATATCATTCACAATAATCTACTGAGAGTTATTTTACTTCGATTATTGCTAGAGTGCGCTACGGAATTGTGCTTATCTCAATTCCTTTTATTGTATAAACAAAATTTAGTCTCTACACTTAATGAAGTTTCCAAAAATAACCTTTATATTCTGTTCCATTTTTAATAGCTTTATCTAAACTTACGTGACCTTTAAGATGTAAAAATTCTAACACAGCTGTTTTAGCATTGAATGTCTAAATTATATTTCCATCTTTATCACACATATCTATTTTTTTACCATTAATAGCATTTTGTCCTTTTTTACCATACATACCATTTTTTTCACCGGCTGTCTTACCTTTGCTATTAATAGACATTTTAAGTTTAGATTCTTCAGTATGATGTTTACCATACATACCATTTTTTTCACCAGATGTTGCTATAGACATATTTTTTCGATACTATTCGGTTTGCATATATTCTGTATCTCTGTTTTGTCTAATTTTTTCTTTTGTTTCTTCTGTCAAATGAACTCCATATCTAGGATTTTTCTAACCTTTTCTTTGTTCACTTAACTTTTGACTTAAAGCCAATTTTTGTTCTGGTGTATAACCTGCTATTAAATTTCCTCCATCTCCACCCTAAGCTATGTTATAAAACTATTCATTTTGAGTGGCGTTATATTTTGTAATATATTCTTTTTCTTTAAGATTATTTTCTTCATTATTAGATGAAATATATAATATCTATTTTACAAAATTCTATTTGCCATATTTTTCAACAGCTCTTTGTAAAATTAATCCACTTCCTATATATTCATCATTTAATTCGCCATAATGTTTACCAATATACTTTTTATTATTAACTAAATTAGTAGTTAAATAAATATAATATTGTTTCATATTAATTTTCTCCTTATATAATATTTGTTATTATATATTAAAAAATTAATATAGACATTGATAGACATTGACCATTTTATTTCATTAAGCACGGTATTTTGAATCTATCCATTTTCAGGACATGCAGTCTCTTAGTCAGTTGATTCGAATATTAAATATCTTATTTCACTGATACCGTTAGCCATTTTCATGACACCCCTTAGCAGGGTTCACACTCTTTTTTTACAACTGGGCAATATCAATATTAGACAACCCAGTTCAACTCTCTCATCATTCATATATCTAAAGAATGGAAGATTCCATTCAATTGGGTCGAGCTGAGTGATACCAAGAAGATAGTGATTTAATGCGGCACAACTGGAGCCTCTTCCTGCTCCAACCAAGCTCCCACACTCCCACATCATATCAATATAATATTTAAGAGTAATAGGATATTTAAACATATTGGTTCCAAGTTTTTCTCCTATTACTTTTTTTACTCTTGCTTCTTCTTCAAGTTCATCCCAATATTTTTTAGTTAAAAGTTTTTTATTTGTCATCTCTGATAAACATTTATGTACCCAATATCTATCATAAATATCATCAGATTTATACATATCTTCTAAAGTAGGATAATCTTTTGAATACCATTTAGGCTCTTGCTTAGGATAATCTTTAACAGGTACACTTGGAATTGTTTGGCTATGAAGTAAATCATATACTTCAATTTTATTAAACATTTCCATACTATTAGTATACATTTCTTCAATTAACATACCAATAGATGGTTCTAAATTGATTCTTATATCTTCATCAGATTGAAGATACGCATATTCATAAAACGCGTCTGTTTCTCTTTCTCCACCTTTTGAATTAAGGTAAGCCTTATGAATATATCTATCTTCCTTTTTTAAATAATGGGCATCATCGCCTATTACTAATTTTTTATGAAATACTTGTGCTATCTGTGCCAGTTTATTATTCGCAATAATTTGATCTTTAGATGCACCAGGAGCTACTTCCACATAAAAATCATCACCAAATAAATCATCACAAAAGAACATAAAATCTTTTATTTGTTGATGTTTCCTTTTTGCAGTTTCAGTATCTTCAATCTTTCTAGCATGTTCCATTTCTACAATACAACTAGAAAGTTCTCCGCCTAAACATGCGGACGTTGCTATTAAATGACCTGGGTTCTTCTTGACAACCGCCGCAAGTTCCGATTTTAAGGTAGGAACCCTTTCCATACCGCGGTCCCAATATGAATTCATCCAGGCTATTGAAGACAACTGCCGCAATTGTTTATGTCCAATTGCATCTTTTGCTATTAAAATAAAGTGATAATATTTAATTCCTTTATCACGAGTATCTGTTAAATAAATCTCATCACCTATTCCAATTTTAAAATCTGGATTTTCTTTTTGTAATTTACAAATACGAATAGACTGCGCTATTGTTTCGTGGTCCGTAACAGCTAGCCCAGCCAATCCAATCTCTTTTCCTCTCTTTATAAGGTCAGGTAATTTATTTATACAATCAAGTAAACGGAAGTTTGACATTTCCGTATGGTTGTGAGGAGAGAATCGAATCATTTAATCACCTCTTTAACATCATTCTTATTTAAACATACACGATAAGGATATTCGCCCTCTTTTGGATAAAACATTACTAATCCAAGATGATTAGGTTTAGTAAATTTACCTTCTCTACCAATATATTGACCTTTAATAACTTTTCCGTATCGCATATTTTTATACCTTTCTTTTCTTATTTTGATATATATAATTATAACATATATTTTTTATTTTGTCAATAACCACGTGGAACTTGTGGTAAAGCCTGAAATTCTTCACATGCAATTCGTACATATAAATAACTTTTATCATATGAAAAATTATCAATACATCCTGTTATTCTGCTCATAAATTCTGGTACATCAATTTCAGTATGTTTACAAACATTTTTATGAATACAATCTTCACAATTAAAAAAATCTATTTTAATTTCATTCATATATTTTTACCTCACTAATACCAATTGTTCACTTGCTCTCGTGACAGCTGTATATAACCATCTTGCATGTTCTTCACGAGCAAAAGGAAAGCCTTCTTCTAGTACTACAATCTTATCCCACTCGCTACCTTGTGCCTTATGGGTCGTAATGGCATACGCATAAGTAAATTCCATTGGAACAAGATGCTGAGTAGATCGTCTTGAATTTAATTTATAAATAGTTCTCGCATCAAGACTTCTTTCACCTGTCATAATTTGATGCTTATCCATATTTAATGTACCAAAATTAGCATCGCTATCAGATATAAAATCAGCATATAATACTGGAATAGTTTGACCTCCACAATAAGGTGGAATATGATTATAAGATGTATATAAATTTGAAATACATCCTATCGTTCCATTTACAAGTGGGTCATCATTGGTAGCTAAATTATTCCAGTAATTTCTTAAGCAAATAACTTTTTCACCTTCTTCTGGTTCAGGACCTCTTCCTTGCATATTACGCAAAGTTTGATTAATATTAATTCTAGTTTTATTCGTTCCAACTAAAATTTGGTCTCCCCATTTTAGAACTCCAGTAGTTAATTTATCATATGGCATAACAATAGCATCATCTTCTTTTCCATAATCAATTCTATTTTGATGCCTAATTTTCATAGAAAGACGAATAATATTAGAATCTAAAGCTTGCCGCATAATTTCATCTAAAAAAACATGAGGATGAGCAAGGAGACCATTATCCTGGTCTTTATCTACAGGCGGAAGTTGAAAAGGGTCTCCAAGACAAATAATAAAACAATCATGCTTAAAAAGAAGTTCCATCAAAATTCTTGGAGCCATAGAAACTTCATCTACTACCACAACATCATAACCAATTTCATCTTTGGGTTTTCTAAAAAATGTACCATCAGGTCTTGGAATACTTTCATAAAGAAGTTTATGTAATGTAATTACATTTTTATTTCCTTTTTTAAGAAGGACTTGTGCGGCCTTGCCTGTATAGCAAGCATAGACTACATCCTCTATAGGATTAATTCCAGGAAGATTCTCTATAATAACCTTGACCAGTGTCGACTTACCGGCGCCCGCGTAACCTGAGATTACACAATATTTTTCTCCGTTCTTATATCTTTCAATACACTCTTTTAATCCCTGTTCTTGCTTTAACGTTAATATCATAATTTCTCAACTCCTTTTTTCGTATATTATAATTATACCATAAAAATCTCAAAAAGTCAAATTCGGATTGAAAAAGGCCAAAAGCCAAATTCAATCCGAAACACGGCCCTCTGCGGCCCAGCAGCTTAAATCTTTTATAAGGCCTCGATCTAAAAGACAATTAGCTATCTCACGTTCACATTTTTCACATAACATATAAGATTCTACCACTACTTTAGGTGGATCGGGTGTTGTTATTAAATGATCACTAGTATGATAACCAATTTGAACAGGGAAAGTAAAAGTGGTTGGTTCTTCCGCAAGAATATTTCCACAAATATCACAAGTATAAATTACCTTTCTCATTTAAAACCATCCTTCTTCATAATCAATAATTTCGTAATCCTAAATAAATATCTGAGCACTCACATGACCCATCCATTCATTTTTATTTGCTCTACCTATAATATCTAATGTATAATATCCATTACTATTTTGTAACATCTCGCACTATTCATCTGTAGCTTTAAATTTCATTAAACTAATACCATTGGGTAAAGTAATTTTAAGTGTATTGTCTTTTTTCTTATACACCGTTACCATATCAGAATTGATACAAATTCCTTTTATACAAAGATAAGGTTCATCAATATCTTTACCCCATAAATCCTACATATCTGCAATAGTTAAAATATCAATAGGTTGAATATTATCTCCATCATAAATATAATCAACATAATAAACAGCTTCATCTTGCATATCAACTAAAGCGGCATCGGTCTTCTAAATAAAGGCTGGAATATTCTATTCTAATATACCTAATCCAAATGCATTAGGGTGACCAGTCTAATACATCGTTACACCAGTGTCCGCACATATACTTTTAAAATCAGTAACTCCAACTTTCTAACATCCTCTTGCAGAGCCTTGATAGGAAACGATTCCCTATTCATTACTTTCTTCCCAAGGTGGAGTATCCTAATTGAACTCTGTTACTTTTGTTAATAAACATACAGGCCTTTGATATTTTGCCATAATCTTATTAGCAATTAAACCTGCTATATTTCGATCTACTTGGCCAGGTTCTAGCAAGAATAGAAGAACTTTATGATTTAATAACTCCTTCTGTTCTATCATATTTTCTATTGTAGCTAAACCAGCATCTTGTGCTTTCGTTTGTCTATTTTTTACATTAGTAACAACTCGCATTGCCTGTTCAACTAACTGTTCTTTCTATCCAAGTAAATGTCCTCGTTTGGTAGATAGAACTTCTTTAAAAGCCTAATATTTTAACATTGACTTAAATACTAATGCTTTCTATTCTATTGTTCCACTTCTACATATAGCATTTACATAAGGGGCTACATAGAAAGCTACACTCATATGATTAACTTTATTCTTCATAGAATACTCATTTTTCTTAGCAAGAGAGGCAAAAAAAGGGTTTTTAAGATTTTGGAAACCTTTATTAATAATATGCTTTGTTTCAATAGAAGTCATAGACATCATGTCGGCGCAGTTTCCAAGAGCAACTAAGTCTAAATAATTATCTGCATTAGATGCTTTTAAGAGTTTATCTAAATATCTACAAAACTGCCAAACGACTCCCGCTCCCGAAAAATCTTTATTTGGATAATCTGAAAGTTGATTATTAATAACAATGGCGTAATCGTTCTTTACATCACATAAGTGGTGGTCTAATACGATTATTTTACTGCCATATTTAGAAAATACCTAGCACTAATTTACATCATTAGAGCCTGCATCAGGTATAATAAGTAGGTCATATTCTTTATCTAGGTGGCGAACATCTGCTAATCCGTGTTGTTTTCCTTGATGAAGATAATAATCTATATTATGCTACACCCAAGTAGGAAAAAAATCATGTAAATAATTCAATAGAATTGCAGAACTAGTAAAACCATCACAATCACTATCTATTACTAATAATGCGATACCTTTATTTGAAATAGTTGAAATTAATGCGGCGGCTGCCTATCG